CGCTGCGACGTGCCTTTCGGAGCCAATATCAAATCAGCACGGAGTGACTTCCCTTCGACTTTCCTGACGTCTTTCCACTTTCCGATGGGAAAGTCCTTGTGATGATTGAACAACGCGATCGGGTTGTTCTTGAACGCCTCGAACTCCCAGCCGTCGACGTCGATGACGTCGGCGAACCGATCCGGCGTGGCGTCTGACAAGATGAACTCCATGCCACTTGATTGCGCGGCGTGGGTCTTGTGAACTAGCAGACCGGCGCTTTCTTCAACATCGTCACGCGCATTTTCCCAAGCGAAATCGCAAGCCTGCTCGATCTGATCGTCATCGTCATAATCGTCACTAAGCTCGTCCTGGCACCGATCCATGAAGTCATCTTTGCTCTCGCCTTCTTCAGGATCAGGAGCATCATCCTCTATAGCTTTGATGCATTCATCATGAAGAATCTTGATCATTGCAGGATCGATCGGCGGACCTTCTTTGTCAATCTGAGTCTTCCAGGCGTTGGTGATCCTAATCTTAATCCGCGACAGCTGCCCGTCAGTATAAGAGTCGCTCTTGACATTGATCGAAGACCACGAACGACGAATGTCCTGCGGAGTATCAAGAGCATATCGCTTCTTGCCGTCGGCTTGATAGCCAGGATCAGCAAATTCTTTCTTCGGCGGCGGCTTGCCACCTTTATCGTCACGCCAGATCGACATGCATGCCGCGACGGCTTGATCTTGCTCGCGCTTGCCGTCACCCATCATCTCTGGGACACAGCGGCCCATAAAGTCGTTCTGACTCTCGCCTTTGTGCGGTGTCATCGGCATGATGTGTCTCCTGAAAGCAGCTGGCCCAATCGCCAGGCACGCGCTGAACGCGACGCGTCAGAGTCGGATACCACTCGTCGCCACGATGCCATCGCCAGTCATGATTGGTGTCCAACAACACAGTGGCTCTGAGACCCATGGCGCCGACCAGATTGGCCGCCGCAGTATCGACGGTCACGATCTCATCCATCAAGCTAGCGACGGCAGAAACTTCGGCGAAGTCTGTGTAGTCGATGGCGACGACACCTCGTTCCTTGGCTTTATCATGATCAAGCTTCTGCAAGCTGTAGAACTGACAGTTGCCAGGGAGAATCTCAAAAAATTCGTCAAGATCGATGCTTCTAGTAGCGTCCCTCAGATGCTTGGGATTGCCGCGCCAAGCGATGCCCACTCTTCTCTTGCCGTTGACTAACTTCTTGGCCTGCTTCTTCAGCGCCTTGTCTACCAAGATGTACGGTGGAGCCGGAATGTTGGGGAAGAAACCCAGCAGCCTCATGATCGGCACGTGATAGTCATACCACTCCACAGGAACGACTTCGCCATAAGCCTGAACTCCCATGGAGGAAGCGGTTCTGATCAGTTGGTCCGGAACCGCAACCGAAACTTCAGCTTTCAACGCTCTCAACAAGAAAACGTATCTGAGCGCCATGATGCAGTCGCCCAAGCCCCACTGATGCGTGACCATAATCCGCTTGCCAGTGAGGTCTTCAGTACCGTGCCACCGCTTCACTCCGTAGCGATTGAAAATTTCATCGTTGCCGCCCCTCTCTTGATCTCTGAGAGCCAGGGCCTCGGCGTATTTGCCTGCCGCTAGCATCGCGTGCTGGCTGACCATCCAGGCTGGTCTAGGTTCTGCCATGGAGCCGAAACGCCAGTGCGTCCCTGTTGCGTCGCGTCACAAACTCAAAGTCAAAGCCAGTAGCGTCCAGGAACTCCAAGAACGCCTTCTCCTCGTGATCAGGATTGTCGAAGATCTCATCGAACAACAACACGGTGCCGTCCACGCATCGCGGCGCCAATTTCTCCAACACGAAACTGGTAGAGGAATACAAGTCGAGATCCATGTGAGCGAACGCCACGGCGCTATCGTGAGTCTCGAGAAAATCACCGAGCGTTTCTTGAACCAGTCCGGCGATGATTGATCCGTTCTCCGGGACCCGAGGGATGGCTCCATCAGTGGAGAACTTGCCCTTCGGATTGTTTTTGTTCCAGTGCTCAGGCAGACCGTAGAACCAGTCGAAGCCATAAACCATGCGCGGCGACGCAAGATGACAGATCTGGCTGAAGGAGCCTCCGGCCGCAACGCCGAACTCCATGATCATCCCGGTGTCCGGCACGACACGAAGAACCGGCCCGAAGCCCGGTGAATCTTGCTCTCTCACGGCGTAGCAATGCCTCAGCTTTTCCTTCAGATCACGTCCGGTCATTGCGTCGCTTTCGCGGTACACAAATTGTCCGCATCTCTCTGAAGATCTTCCCGGTCACGACGCGTCGCTCTTCGGCCGTGGATTGAGGAGCTGCTTTGGCAACGAACTCTTGGATCTTTGCAAACAATTGTGTCTCGAGCTCGGTCATGGCTCGATGGCGCCGCATCACCACGGTCGTCACCTCAATGTAAACGAAGAGAGCGAGCCTGCACTTTCGCCCGGCTCTCCAAAGTTAGGCTAGTTGCAGGCTCGCTCAGGGGCGGCGCGGATCATGAGTCCTGCCACTCCACCACTCGGTCGGACTTCCAGAGAGAGAAACTTGCGACCAACCGAGACCTTCAACCGATCAGCGCCTCCACGTCAATCTTCGGCTTGTTGAGTGGGGCAACGCCCACTGCCATCGCGAGAGCGACTAAGCCGTCGATGCGACCCGAGCTCTTGCGCTTGCTCGGCTTCCTGTTGCCGGCATCGTCTTTAACGATGACGGTATTCGCCACGCACATCGTGAGAATCGGGTTGGCATGATGAACTAGCCGCCGCGACAAGATCAACTCCTCGAGGTCTCTGAGGGCAGGGCTCATGCTCTGAACGCCTTGGCCGAACTCGACGAAGTGTTCCTTGATGAACTGCTCGCTCATGCCAGCTTCGAGGAGCCACGGCTGGAGGTGGCGCATGTTCCAGCGATCGAAGCCTACTTTCCTGATGTTGAATTTGCTAAGAGCATCACGAAGAAAATCCGCCACAAATTTATAAGCCACCGTCTTGCCAGGCGTCGTCATCAGCAAGCCTTGGCTCGCCCACTGATCGTACGGCACCCGGTCCTTGATGGCCTTCTGGTCGAGTCCATCGTGGGGCAGCCAGAAAGTAGGATCGACGTGCCACTCGTCGTCGAAGCGGCCGATCATGACGAACGCCGTGAGGTCGGCTACCTCCGAGAGATCGAGACCCGCGTAGACTTCGTCAGATTTCTCCAGCGAGTCTTCAAAATAATTCACCGTCTTGTTATGACTCCCGTTTCTATATCGACCAACTTCCCCAGAACAAGCCTTCCACATTGCGGGCTGTATAAAAGGGTTGACTATTTCCACCCGCTGGTTCAGCACGAGATTGCGATACTCGGCTTCCCGCGACGGCATCCGCTCGGCGTCTTTCGCCATCGCCATCACTTCGCGCTCGTTGAGAAACTCTCCGAGGGCGGGATTGGCCAGCTTGATGGTGGCCGGATCGAACGGGTCGAGCTCTGGCGGCGCCGCGTAGAGGCTGACTAAGGTTCGCGGATCGTGGCCCGCGAGAGCGTCGTCAATCAAGACACTCAACAGGTCAGCGTCGGTTCGCGCCTGCGTCGAAATGATCACCGAAAGCGGCTCAGACTGAGCGCCAGTCGCCGTCTCGAGGGCTTCGTAGAGAATGGATCTTGGTCCCTTGACTTGGCCTAGCTCGTCGTGAACGATGAACACCGGCGAGAGCCCATAAGCTGTGGTCGCCTCGGCTGCGAGGGCGCGGTACTTGGTGCCGAGCTCGAGGCAGTGAATTTCCTTGGCGGATTCCTTGATGGTCAGCACGCCGCGAAGATCTGGCGACATGCGAATCATCTTGCACGCCAGATTGAACAGCAAGGAAGCCTGCTCCCGCGACTGCGCCGCCGAGTAGAGCTGCGAGTTCTTGACGTGGTACGGGCCGCAGACGTTGGCCAAGAGGAGCATGGCAGCGAGAGCCGTCTTGCCGTTCTTCCTGGCAAAGCTCAGGATCGCTCGCCGCGTGCCAGAAGGATTGTCGTAGATCTTGACGATCTCCTTGCGCTGCCAAATCGACAGCTTGACAGGCTTGCCCATGTCGCGGCCTTCGGGCACAAAGCAGTGGCCCTCGATCCAGCGACAGATCTCCTCGCCTTTGCTAAGCCGCGTCCTTTTCCCACGGCCGACGGCGGACTGAAGTTCCTCGCTCATCTTTACGCTGATACTCCCCACGACTCTTCGGCGTCAACCTTAATTGGTACGCCAGGTTGGCCGCGATCTTGGTTTCCCGCTCGAGCCACAACGCCAGCCCCTTTATCTCCTGAACTCGTGAGGGGTCCGTGGCTCGTACGCGAACCGCTAATTCCTTGCTGATGACGATGTGCTGACACAGCATCTCAAGAAGCGGCAGCGTCTCGCGACCGAACCAGCCGGCCGGCATCGCGTCCATGAACTGCTTCCACAGCGCGGCTTCGCGACCATCAAACTCGTCGGGAGGAGCATAGCGCTCTCCACCGGGCAGGAGCGGTTCAGGAAGATTGGCTTGTTTGACAGGCATTGCGACGAACTCTCCTTTAGGTCGCCTCAGGAAAGCAGCTGCGATTCCCGCGCCATGCGCTTTCCCAATCTTTCGGCTTGGCCTGACGGCGGATCTGAACCTGCGGATACCAGGGACTGCCGTTGAGCCATTTCCAGTTGCCGCGGTATGGCAAGAGCCCAAATACATTCGGATGATTGACGGCTCCCGCTACGTTGAGAACCAAGGTATCAACAGCGATCACCCGGTCCATGAGCGCGATGATTGCAGCGACGTCGGCGATGTCAACGATGCCAGGAACGATGACGCCGTGACGCTGTGCCGCCGCCAGATCATTGGTTTGGAGAGCGACCACATCGCAGCCGCTGCCAAGCCAGCGTAGCATCGTCTCCAGCGACATTGACCGATCGCGATCCGCCCTGGATTGCCAAGCGATGCCGATCTTCGTCCGCGTTCCGGAAAAGCGATCGCGCCACTTCTCCACCAGTTCAGGATCTGGCGTGAGCGCCGAAGGCGGCACCGTCGCTGGCGTCGTACCACAATGCCACGGCAGATCGTACATCAGGCAGCAGTAATCGGCATCCCGACCTAGATAAACCGACCCCAGCCTTAGCGCGAACCGGCGCAGCTCTGCGGGCACCTCGAGGGTCACGCGAGCGCCCATAGACTTGAGGACATCGACGTAGCGAAGCAGAAGAACCACATCGCCGAGACCCTGCTCATGGATCAGGACAATGCTCTTGCCGGTGAGATCCTCGCCATGCCAGGAAGAAACCTCGTTCCTGATGCGGTAGCCCACGAACGGCAGCATTCCCGGATACACCCGAAATCGAATCTCGTTGTCGCTGAAGCCCTCCGGGTAGCGGCCGAGTGCCAGCAAGGTTTGAGCGCGATTCCATCGCGCCTCGCAGCTCTCCTCCGCGGCCAGAGCCAGATCGAAGGCCTCAAGCGCTTCCGCGTATCTTGTCTCGTCGGCAAGCTGGCAGCCGCGAGCAAAGTACAAACTCGCAGCATTTCGTCCGGCGCCACTCATGCAGATTACTAAAAATCGAGCCTATTGGGTCACGAAATAGATGATTTCTCCCAGCGTTTTAGAGCATCTATTATAAGAAGGTCTGTGACACACTCTCGTTGCCACTTGCCTTGCGTGGCGTTGGCGCCGACGCGAATTGCGCACCAGTAGACAAGAGTTCTAGGTAACATCCATGCTAGGCGCAACCAAAAATTCTCCATAACGCGACGCTTAAATGGTAGAAAACGATATTTGTAGGTCAGGAACATTGGCTGCTCGTATGTTGTTAGGAACTGCTAGCTAATCGCGATGATGTTTCTCTTGGAGTCTTGGAGATAGTTAAATTTGAACTCAGTTGGGAACTTTCACAACCCACGTCATCCTTAATGAGTCGACGTCGAATGTGTGTAGGGGGGAGCTAAGGTGGCTATACCTGGCATTAACCTGTTGGGA